GCAGTTAAACAATACATTTGAGTCATTTATTGACCCGCAAAAGTGGACATTAATAGATGTATTAAATCTTGATGAACTTGCTTCAATTCCTTTACATACTACAAGATGGAAAGATTATCATGGAGAAGATAGATTAATAAATCTTGAAGAAGATATTAATATCAACAATTATAATGTGGTTGTATTTATGAACTACCCTGAAACAAATGAAGAATTATTCAAACATTTTCCAAATGATTCAGAAGCACTTGTAATGAAGCAATATAAGAATTTTGTGCAGTCAATTAAAAATGTTGCTGCAAATGGTGCAAGTGTTTATGTATCAAGCCCAAGACTGGCTACTGATTTAGGCATTGTAAAAGGCTTTACAGAAGTACCACAACTTTTACAGACATCAGATGCTGCTGCTGCTTCTTTAAGTCCATTTGAACTTGGTGAACCAGCAGAAAGATATTTTGATACACATAGAAATAATAAATATAAGGTCGCAACCACACTTACTGGTTTAACAAATAAAGAAACATATTTATTAACAGACTTTATTAACTTTACACCAGAGAGTGAATATGATTTTGATCAATATCATGCTAAATATTCTTATCGTCAATTCGGTTTACAAGAAGGCAATGAGTTTATTATTCCAGGTACCGCTTTAAGAAAAGTAACTGAAAAAGATGATTTACCAGGATATAAGCAAAATCAAATTGGAACAAAGCCATTAATGGCAGTAGAACCACAAAATATTTTGGCAGGAACAGTAATTACACAACTTGCTAATACATATTATAACAATTCTACAATTACAAATAATCCATATGATGATTATGCAACAACTATAGTAGTCCACAATGGACAATTACTTGGTGGAACACCAATAACTGGTAAAATATTTGTTAACTGCATAGAAGATGGCTATACTTTTAGCCGTGAAGAATATAACAAGGCTGTAATTCAAACATTACCACAAACTGATGTTAATGAAACTATTGCAACTCGTGCATGGCAATACTCAACTACCAGATTAGACAGAAAGCCACAAAGACTAAATGTAAGCGGTTTGTCATCATATGGACAAACAGTTCCAACAAATGGTGGTGGCGGTGCATTTATTCAGGCTCCGTCAAACTCATCATACGGTGTAATTAGATATGAAACTGATAAAAATAATGTAGATTATCAATCAGATTTATATCCAACGCAAGAAGAAGAGATTTATCCACTCCAGGAGATTCCAGTGTTATCCATGACTTATCTTGGTTTGCAATGGCTGGCGGGATAAGAAAGGAGAAATAAATGTTCGTTACAACAACACAAGTAAAGACAATCACTGGCAAAGTAGTAAATGCTGGTCTTGTAGAACGTGCACAATATGTCATAGAGGCATATGTAGGCAAACTTGAGGCTGATGTTACAGATACTAGAGATACAGAACTCTTGAAACGTGCTACAGCATATCAAGCAGCATACATGCTTAATAATGAAGATATTGTATTTGAACAAATGGCTGTTTCAACAACAATGCAGAACGATGCTTCTACAACATTCAAGGCTGGAGATACCGTTTCTCCATTCATAGCCCCAATGGCAGTCATGGTTTGTAATAAATTATCATTCATGAAAGCACGGTCTATTTATACTGGCAAATCATCACAAACTACTGGCAGTTCAGATTGGAGAACAATATAATGCAACCAACCGCATTCATCAGATACAAATATTCTGGCGATTTTTATAAATTTGTCAGGGAAGTTGTAGGAGATACAACCACTGTAAAATATTATTATGTTGGTAATATTGCATTGTCTGCTGGTATAGATACAGCAGGTAGATTAAGTATTAGATCTGATCAACCATTGCCTATTGGATGTTTAATTGCTAATATAAAGGATGCTGATGGAAATCTGATATTAGATGATCAGGTTTGGCAAATAAGTAGTTTGCAGCCAGTACTTAATTCATTTAATACCATTGAATCTTATCAGATGAAAACTGTTAAGTATCAAGGTGTTATTTAATGGGATTATTTGATTTATTTTCTGCTGGTCTTGAGGCTGCTGCGGCAATTGAAGAAGCAAGAGAAGTAATCAGACAAGGTTTAAGCGATGCATTAAGTACTATGCAAGGCATGGTAGGAAATGAAGGACAAGAATCTGTTTATCAAAGTTATGTAGAACCAGCATTTAGAGATGCAATTGGTCCAGTTGAAGACGGATGGCCTGGGGTTGATATAGGCGAATATATGGATTTTATGGGAGAGATAGTGGAAGAAGGAAATATGATAATGGAAGAAGCATATGAAATGGCACAAGAAATATTATCTGAGGCTGAAGAGGCATTAGAAGAAGCAGAAAAAGATTCAGAAGAATAATAGTTTGACAATACCCCTTACTGGTGGTATACTGGAGGTATGGACAACAGACTTATTATTGCTATTAGAGATGATCGCACTCTACCTACAGGTTATCATAAATCAATTCTCTATGCCTTAGTTAGCAGAGGAGAAAAGGCTTATCCAAATCAGTCCCAATTAATGAAAGATGCGGGAATTGGAAGTAAAAATACTCTTATAAAAACAATTAAAGAGTTAGAGTCACTGGGTTGGCTTATTGTTTCCAAGGGTAAATGGAAATCTAATCAATATAAAAATAATAGATATGAAGTCCAAGTACCAACAATTACAGAACCAACTATCAAATCTGATACTAGTCCAAGTATCGAATCTGATAATCTAAATATAAACATAAATAAATATAAACAAAAAGATAAACATAACAACAAAAATAATAAAAAGCCAAGAGATATTTCTTGGAAGGTTAATAACCTTTCTGCTCCTTGGCTTGATATGGATCGTTCCGATCCTATAATATATAAGGAGACCAACTAATGTACGACATAATGTATTGTAATGAATGTAATGCTGTATTAATAACAGACGAGGATATTGATTGCCTGGTTTGTAATAAACCCATGAAAGAAATAGGGTTTACAGACAAACCTATTCAAGATTTATTAGACCATGAAAAAAAGACGGGAGAGATAAATGGGTAAGGCATCAGGAACAGTCCATAGAAGAGTATGCAAGAGTGGCGATTGCAATAAGTTAACCAGAAATCTTGGTAGAGGCAAAAATGGCAAAACCATGTATGGAGTTTTATGTGCAAGTTGCCATAAAAATAGAATGAGAAAAAAGAAACTGCAATGTGAATATCCAGGTTGTGGTTTTATAGCATTGCATTCCGCTCAGATTCATATTGATCATAAGGATGGCAATAAGAGAAATAACAATCCAGATAATCTTTGGTGCATTTGTGCAAATTGTCACTCTTTGAAGACGGCAATAAATCATGAATATAGGAATAAATATGAATAAAAAATGTCCAAGATGTAAAGAAACCAAAAGTCTTGATGATTATCATTATTCACGCAATGCCTATAATAAAAGACAAACTTATTGTAAGGTTTGTAATAATCAGATTGACAAATTGAAGCGGGATAGATGTAAGACCAATGGTCCAACTATTATTAGAACACATAAGATATGTGCAAAATGTAATGTTGATAAGCAAATGGAAGATTTTCCAATTAGCAGAGATAAGCCAGATTGGCGACTTGGTTATTGTAAGAAATGTTGGACAGAATATGTTAAAGACAAAAAGAAGAGAATGTGATATACTAGTAATACCTTAGTCTCTGCTAAGGTGGTCTACCTAGTGGTCATACTATGGGACTGGCAAGATGTTTCTTCGTCACCTCAATTTTCTTGTCAGTCCCTTTTTATATCTGCTATAATTACATTGTTGCAATAACTAGTTAAAAATTGGACGGTATAGAGGAGATCACTTGATATTATTCCCATATGCAAATAACCTAGAATATAGGGATGGAAGATTATCATTTGCTATACAGTTTATAAATGATGAGAAAACAGTGGAGATAGCAATGAATATAGAATTGGACGAAGATTTATCTACAAAAATAGAAGAATTATTGGAGACGGTTTGATATGGTTAGAATGGTTTGTAAACAGTGGGGATGGTATCAAATGTGCGTCGTAATGTCAAATATCCAAACCAGGAGTATCAAATAATGGGATATCAAACCTTCACAGAAGAACAAATAACAGAATTTATATCAAATGCTCAAGAAATGGGTATTGGACCAGCAATGAGATATCTTGGTTTTCCAAAGTCTTATCATACTGCCAAGAAATGGTTTGTAGATAGAGGTTTGGATATGCCTACTGTTGATACCCTCGCCAAAATGGCGGCGGGACTTAAAGTATTCTATTCTGATAAAGAAAAACTTATAGCAGCACAAGCAGTATTGGATAGATGTGTAGAATCCCTAATGCAAGATACATTGGATAGCGATGGTTTGAACAAATTGGCCAATGCTGTCCATAAAGCAATACAAACCATAAACCTTATAGAAGGTAAGTCAACACATATTAATGAACAAAGAAATAAAGATGGACAAGATCTGGCCATCATTGATTTATTGAATGAAGCAAAGGCTAGAAATGAGGCTATGAGAAATAAGGGTTTGATAAGCAATGGTTAAATGGTTTGATGGTTTGTCTATAGTGGGGGTACCCGCCTTGAAAACTTTTTTCTTTTTGATTTTTTCGCTGTCTGAAAAAAATATTTCCCATAAAATGAAATCTGAGGTGTATTTTTGATGACACCAGAACTTTTAGCAGCCCTTGGAGGAGCAGTAGTGGCTATCCTTACACCAATCTTTGCAATGATGAGATTTTTGATTAAGGAATTCAAACCAAATGGCGGAAGTAGCACAAAAGATCAATTAAATAGATTAGAAAACAATATTATAGAAATTAAAACCATGATTTCAGATGACAGGAGGAGACTAGATGCCTTGGAAAATAGAAAAAGGAAACCCAAAGTGCAATGAAGCACAATGGGCAGTAGTAAAGGAGAGCGGAGAAGTAGAAGGATGTCATGATAGTAGGGATTCTGCCCTAAAACAACTTCGTGCATTATATGCTTCAGAAAATAAATAATGAAGGCAACAGACATATTAGATAATATTCCTTTGGAACTTTTATCATTTTCGGAAGGACGTAAAGAATTAACCAAATATGACCCTATGCTATTTGCTTTGGTTTATTTACCTCATCATCTTCAAAATGCCCAAGGAGAAATAACATTATCAGAATTCCATGTTGAATTAGCAGAATATGGCAAATCATGGATTCATAAACCAACTTTGCCTAAACAAAACCGTGATGCCTTTATTGCTCCTCGTGAATGTGGTAAATCTACTTGGATCTTTTTGATTTTGCCTATGTGGGCTGCTGCACATGGTCATGTAAAATTTATTGCTGCATTTTCTGATGCCGCCTCACAAGCAGAGACACATTTGATGACATTTAAAAACGAACTGGAGGGAAATGAATATTTACAAGAAGATTATCCAGAACTTTGCAAACCTAAGATTGTGGCTTCATCAGGCCGTGCCATGGCATCTAATTCTTGGCGTATTATTCAAAGCAATGATTTTATATTTGATGCTAATGGTATTGACACTAACTCATTGGGAAAAAAAGTATTTGGACAACGCCCTGACCTTATTATTTTAGATGATATTGAAAAAGGCGAAAAGAATTATTCCGAATATCAAGCAGGACAACAGAAAAATACAGTCTTTGATGATATTGCTCCTATGAATATTTATGCTCGTATGATATTTGTTGGAACAACAACAATGCCAAACTCCGTAATGGACCAATTTAGAAAATATGCTGAAGGTTATGCTGATCCTGAATTAAATTGGATTACAGACCAGAATGTTAATGTTCATTACTATCCAGCCATTATGCCTAATGATGATGGCTCAGAACGCAGTGTATGGCCAGAGAAGTGGCCTTTAGATTGGTTACAAAGCCAAAGACATCTAAGAGACTTTGCTAAAAATTATATGAACCGTCCAGTTAATACTGATGGAACATTTTGGGCTAATGAAGATGTTGAAATTGAAGAATTAGAAGATTATGGTAATACAATTATTAGTATTGATCCTGCCGTTACAAAAAATAAAATATCTGACTTTACAGGTATTGCTGTTTTGTCACGAGGAATAAGTTCTGATGGTAAAAATAATATTTATGTGCGTCATGCTGAACAAGTTAAGATGTCACCATCAGAAATTGCAGATAGAGTTGCCAGTTTAGTAGATATCTACGACGCTGGAGTGGTTTATGTGGAAGTAAACCAAGGTGGAGATTTGTGGAAAGATGTTTTCAAACACATTCCCGCCAAATATAGATCAAAGACTCAGCATTTATCTAAACAGATTCGTGCTGGCAAGGCTTTGAATTTCTACCAACAAAAGAAAGTGAAGCACACCGCTCATTTTCCAGTATTGGAAGAACAAATGTGGGCTTTTCCTAAGATTAGCCACGAAGACGTACTAGATGCTGTCGTTTCTGGCATTTTGTACTTCTTGGATAATAAAGCAGTAAAACTAGAAACAAAACAAATAAATTATTTAAGGAGACAACATGTCTGATATTAAAAAGGCTATTGACACAATAGTAGATAGAAGAAATACCTATCTAACTGCTGAAGCGTATTATGAAGGAACCCAATCTGAGGTTTTTCCAAATAATCGCTGGTACAAGTTGCTTGGTAATGCTGGAAGCGACTTTAGATTTAACTTTGCAAGAACGGTAGTAGATTCAGTTCTAAATCGTCTTGAAATTGCAAATATTACAGCAAATACAGCAGAAGCAAATAAGAAAATTAATGACATCTGGCAAATGAATGATTTGCAAATTGATGCTGATGAAATACATCGCCGTGCACTTGCTTATGGTGATTGCTATGCAATTGTTTGGACAGATATTAATGGAAATATTACTGTTGATTACAATTCACCATTAACAACAATCATGATTTATGATGATGAGAATCCTCGTGTAAAAAGATTTGCTGCAAAATTGTGGCAGTCCGAAGATCCAATGGACCATACAAAGAAAACCTCACATCTCAATATGTATTATTCAGATCGTATTGAAAAATATACAATGCCTGGAGAAATTATTAATATAGTTTCTCATTCTGGTTTTGCATTGACTGAAATAGTAGAAAATCCATGGAATGAGATTCCAGTATTTCATTTCCGCACAACCAAGCAATATGGAAGACCAGAACATGCTGATGCATACGGTCCTCAAGATGCTATTAATAAATTAATCGTTACACATATGACAACTGTTGATTATCAAGGCGCACCACAAAGATATGCGTTATCTGGTAGTGGTAATTCTGCAGAATTTGAAGATTTTGAAGATGATGCAGCAGTTGAAGATAATATTGGTCGTTTAAAGAATGGACCTGGAGAACTTTGGTATCTTCGTGGTGTTGATAAGGTTGGAGAATTTTCTCCTGCTGACCACAAGGTATTTACAGAACCAGTAAAAGATTTCGTTCGTTCAATGGCATCAATTACATGCACACCGCTTCATTATTTTGAGAAGACTGGAAGTATTCCTTCTGGCGAATCACTCAGAACTGCTGAAGCACCACTTATAGCAAAGGTTAAAGATCGTCAAATTACATTTGGATCTACCTGGGCTGATATGTTTAGATTTATTTTAAAGATTGATAATCAAGCAGAACCAAATGTTCAAGTTAAATGGAAAGACATTGAATCTATGGATAGTCTTGATAATTGGGAAGTTGCAGTTAAAAAGAGAGTTGTCGGTGTCTCTCTTGAGCAAGTTCTTATTGAAATGGGTTATGACTTAGAAGTTGCT